GAAGCTCGCTGAGAGATATATGGACGAGAACTTTGAGGGAGTAAACCATAGAGTAGTCTGGGGCCCTATCTTGCCACAGGATGCAGATAGGCAGGCCCAGACCGAGCAGCTTTTGGTCCAGGCGGGAGTCCACTCACGAAGAACCGCTATGGACGAAATGGGAATCCAGGACCCCGATGAGGAGTTTAACAGGTGGCTAGAAGAGAGGGAGAAAATCCTGGAAATGAACAGGGAGTTTAGGACAGCGTCCACTCGTGGCGGAGCGAGGGAGAGAGCGGTAGCCGCAGAGATGGAAGTGCCTGAGTAATAACTCAACCCCTTGTCATTGCGAGCCCTGAGCTCGGCAAAGGGCGAAGCAATCTCAAGAGGAATAGGAGAAATGTATGGAAAACGAAACTCAAGAAACCTTGGAAACTCAAGAACCCGGGAATACTGCCCCAGACCCTGAGGACTTATCAATCATCAAGGCCGAGCTTGAGGAGGGGAGGAAGGCGAAGGCCGAAATCGAGGCAGCGTTAGCCGACAGAGCTAAACGTATCACCGAGCTGGAGGCCTCGCTAAATGTAGTCTCTCAGGCCAGCGAGGCGGCGGCAGCCGAGCTCGCCGCAGCGAAGGGCGCTAGCTCGAAGGCCGTCTCTAAATACCTCGAGGCCGCCAGAGCTCTTAATTCCACCATCCCCAAAGACGTCATCTCTGGCCAGACCATTGAGGAGATAGACGCCTCTGTGGAGAAGGCGAAGGCCATCGCCAATGCCGTCAAGGCTAACCTCGAAGCTCAGGCCAAAGAGGCTAAGGTCCCGGCGGGAGCACCCATCAGAAGTGAGATATCCCTTGAGGGATTATCCCCCAGGGAGAAAATCGCCGCTGGAATAATGTCATTGCGAGGAACGCAGTGACGAAGCAAACTCAAAAAGGAGGAACAAGCTAATGCAAGACATCATCGAAATGGGAGTCTGGGCTATTATTGGAATAGCCATTCTCAGTGTGCTAGCCACGCTGGCCATCCACTTCCTGTCGCAGCGTTCGCAGCAGCACATGAACGAAACCTCCCAGTCTAACCTCTACAACCTACACTCGTTGGGCATCCAGGCCATTATCGGAGCTAACGAGATGAAGATTGTGGACGATAGCCTGCAAGACACCGAAAAGAAAAGCTAAAAAGGAGGAACTAGCTAAACATGACCATATCATTAGTAGAAGCCAGCAAGTTCTCGACCGATATCCTGCTTAAGGGAATCATCGAGACAGTAATCAAGGACAGCCCCATCTTAGAGAGGCTGCCCTTCATTCAAATCGTCGGCAATAGCCTTAAATACAACAGGGAGAAGACCTTACCGACCGTTGGCTGGTATGCCCCGGTAACCGGTACCTGGACTCAGTCCGAGCCGGCTTTCGAGCAGTGCTCGGCCAGCCTGGGCGTCCTCGGCGGAGACGCCGACGTGGACAACTTTCTTAAGGCCACCCGGAGCAACATCCAGGACCTCGAGGCCGCCGTCATCGAGCAGAAGGCCAAGGCTCTCAGACACGAGTTCGAGAACACCTTCCTTAACGGAGACTCGGGCGTCGACGCCAACCAGCCCGATGGCCTCTATAAGACCATGAAAGGCACCGCCTGGACAGCCAGCACCGCCTATACATTAGGCCAATTTGTCGTGCCCACGGCCGGCCTCGAAAACGGATTCCGTTACGAGTGCACCACCGTCGGCACCTCAGGATCCTCAGCGCCTACCTGGCCCACCACGGAAGGAGCCACGGTAGCCGACAACACCGCCGTCTGGACCTGCCGTTACGGCAGCCATCAGGGCTCAGGAGCCAACGGAGCCACCCTTTCCCTGACCAGCCTGGATAAGCTTATTGACCTGGTCAGAGGCGGCAAGCCCGACTTACTCTTAATGAGCCGCCGGTCCCGCAGGAAGATTGTGACCCTGGCCAGAGCTGCGGGCACCAATCTACTTATCGGAGAGGGCGCGCTCGGCCAGGTCGTTGAGTACTTTAACGGCATCCCTGTGGCCATCTCCGACTGGGCAAAGGATAACTACACCGTCGGCACGTCGTCCGACTGCTCTGCCATCTTCGCCTTCCAGATGGGTGAGGGGGGAGTCTGTGGACTTACCAGCCCTGAGATGATTCAGGTTGAGCGTCTTGGCTCACTGGAGACTAAGGACGCCACCAGAACCAGGGTCAAGTGGTATGTATCACTGGCTCTCTTTTCCGTAGTGAAGGCTGCCATGCTGACGGGGGTGAGAGACTAACAGAAAGCAGGAGTCAGTAGTCAGAATTCAGAATCTACTGGCTACTGGCTCCTGACTCCTGTCTACTGACCAGGTGAACTATGAACCTAGTCGAAATGAGAGCCAGGGTCCGACAGGACCTCCAGGATACTGATAGCCAGAACTACTGCTGGACGGACGACGAAATCGAAGCAGCTATCCAGAGAGTAGTATTGGAGTATTCTCTCCATGCTCCCATCGAGCAGCAGACCGATATCGCCACCACCTACGGAAGCACCGAGCTCGATATATCAGGACTGCAAGGAGCCCTTAGAATCGAGTCCGTCGAGTTTCCCATCGGCAAGACCCCGAAATATATACAGAGGTTTGAGTACTGGGGCACCAGCCTGCACATGGAAGACCAGGGAAACGGCCAGAACGCCCAGGTGAGATGGCTAAAGAAGCACACGCTCACAACCGAGTCCACGACCATCCCAACCGAGCACGACGAAATCATTATCCTGGGGGCCACAGGCTACCTGGCTATGTCAGCGTCAGCCTATACAGTGGACAGAGCCACTATCGCTGGGCATTACGGCACCACGAGCTACAAGGCCTGGGGGCAAGAACGCCTTGACCGCTACGACAAGCAGCTCAAAGAGATCGCCCAGGGAAACCGAGTAATCCAGAGGGAGCTCTATGCGGAAGATTAAAATGCAAAATGCAAAGAGCAAAAACACAGAGCAAAAATCAAAATCTTTACATTTTAATCTGTCATTTTGATTTTTAGCTTTTGGGATTTGATTTATGTTAGAGGTGGGAATTCTGAAGAAGTATGACTCCATAAACCACAGAGCCAGCGTTCAGCTCATGGGCTCTTTGACCACCTATTTTGACAACGTCCGAGTTGCCAGGAATATCCCTTCCCTTGAAATGGTACTCGGCCGACACGTGTTTATAGCCATTCCCGAGAACAACCCCGGGAACGCCGCTATCATCGCCGTTTTTGACCCATAGGTACTGACTACTGGCTACTGACTACTGACTACTGACTACTGACTACTGACTACTGATAAAGGAGGAACCATGAGTAAACTAAAAGAAGCACTTACAAAGGAGAAAACCAAGGAGGGCCTCCCAAAAGAAGCCTTCGCCATCGTGGAAGACCCTGATGACCCCAGCACCTGGAAGCTTCCCCATCACACCAAAGCCATACTGAGAGCTCTTAAAGGCCGTCTCGATATCGAGAAGACTGTGGACTGGGATAGAATGCCAGCAGCCATCGCCGCTCTCAGCAGAGGCGGATATCGAGGGGAGAGGGTCCAAGCCTCAGAGGAGGACATCATCAAGGCCGCCCGTCACTTGGCGGCCCACTATGAAAAGGCCGACAAGTCCGTCCCCGACACCCTGGGCGCCCTCATTTGAGCAGAAGACAGTAGTCAGAATCCAGAATCTACTGTCTACTGACTCCTGACTACTGATTACTACGGAGGAACCATGGCTAAATCAGGACTCAAGCATATAGACGTCGGAGCAGAGCTCACCAAAACCGAGTGGGAGAGTGAGGAGAGCCACGAGGTCGTTCACGGCACCAGCTTCTCATCCTCGCCCGTCGAACGTCAGCTCTTTTATCGGGACGACGAGCACAAGTGGTACGTCTACAACGGCTCAGCCTGGGTGTGGCTCGGTGGAGGCGGTGGAGGCATGGCAGTCCACGGCAATGAATACCACGACCCCGACTTCGCTACTGAGTCTGCCTTATCTTCCCATGCGTCAGCCGCCACTGGAGTCCATGGCGTCGGTGCAGGAACTATCGCAAATGTTGGCGACATAGCAATTGATAGCAACCTGTCTTCTGCGGCTCAGGACGCAATCAGTAAGAGGCATACACAGAATACCGACACCAAAATCAGGGATACCGATAACGATACCCAAGTTGACGTCGAGCAGTCTGCAGATGAAGACCAAGTCCGCATGAAGGTCGCAGGCACCGAGGCTTTTTTGCTCTATAACAACGGGGTATTAACTCTAAACAAACAAAGTGGATTTAGAGCCTATAGGACAGCAACCCAGAGTGTAAGCCCTATGACATGGACTAAGGTTCAATACAACACCGAGGAATACGATATTCAGGGTGAATATGACCATGTAACAAATTTCAGGTTTACGGCTACAAAAGCTGGAAGATACTTAGTAACAGCTATATGTGGACTTGACAACCTATCTGATGGGAAAGTTGTAACACTCGTAGTAGCTAGGAATGGTGATACAACTACTTGGGTAGGTGCTAGACGCTTAATAACACTCACCACTGGTGCTGCTGGAGGCCTTTGCTTCTCTGGCTCAGACATAATGAACTTAGCAGCTAACGACTACATTGAAATCTACATATTGCATACTGATTCCGGCTCAAAAAACACCCCGGCAGAGGCAATGTCTGTGTCGTTTGAGGTAATTAAGGTAGCCTAAGACATCTATGAAAACCTTAACCTCCACCCTACTCGCCGCCCAGAAGAAAGCCGCCCGCCTCCCCTATGTCGAGGCTAAAGTCTATGACTGTGAGGCGGGCACCAAGAGGCTATTCTGGACACGCCTTTACATGGGCAGCGAGCCTGACAACCATCATGGCATCGCCTTCGACGGCCAGGGCTCTATGCACCGCATCCGTAGCCAGGGCAACAATCTTTATTATCAGAAGCAGACGCTTCCTTTTGGTGTCCCGTCATCCTTCCCCCTTATTCTTCCCCGTCTCCCTGGTCGACGGCCCAGCCCTTGACCAGTGGACGCTAATAGCCACTGATTGCTATGGTCCCTGTGCCATCGCCGCTTCACCCGCCGAAGCCCCTCCGGCGCAGGCGGGCAAGGTTTATATCTTCTACAAACCCAACGAACCCAACAAACTCAACAAACTCTATAGTCATGACTACGGCCAGTCCTGGAATAATGCTCAGCTCGCAGCCTACGATGAGGTCGTTTCCCTGGCGGCGTGTTGGTGGGGGACAGGGAACAATGTCGTCTGCTTCGCTCTCAAAGGGAGCTATCCCGCCAAGCTTAACGGCATAGTCTTAGACACCTCCGACCAGAGCACCAGCCAGCACGAATGGTACGACGCCACCCACCCTTTGTTGGACACCTATGGCATCGGAGCTACCTTTAATCCTTTCTGGCCTGCTATCGAGATCATCTTCGCTGGTAGGGAGTCTGATTCCCCCTATAATCACTATGACCTTTTCCGTACCAAGTTTAGTTCATCATACAACTTCCTGGCCCTGGAAAGCTTCCTCATGGTCCCCGATGGAGAGGGCATCACCTATGAATACCCCGACTGCCATTTACCCGCCGTAGCCTCCGGCGAAGGCGGGTCAGACTACGAGACCAACCGCATTGTCGCCGTCGAGAAGTTTGTGGGCACGACCGCCTACACCCGCCCTATTACTTGCCACGTGGTTAAGGGAACATACTGGTCCGATACCACTTTTACTGAGCCCAAGCCCCTCCCTGTCATTGCGAGCGGAGCGTGGCAATCTCCCTACGGGCTCAGAATCGCCAGCACCGCCGATTATTGGTGGCTCTCCAAGCCTGACGGAGTCTGGAGAGCCCCCCGCCCCGCTTTACCCGCCATAGTTTTAACGTCGGCGGGCGATATCATCAGTTTGTCATTGCGAGCCGAAGGCGTGGCAATCTCCGAGCCGGCCCTTATCATTGAGCTCGATAATTCTAAGGGTCAGTACGCCAGCCCAGGGAAGGGTGCACTTGCTTCTCTTCACTTCCGCAGCGAAGTCGTCCTTAAGCTCGGCTACACGACCACCGCCGGCAACGAAGCTGTCGAAGTTGGGACTTACTGGATTGATTCCTGGGAGTATTCCTCAGAAGCCAACGTATCCAGTTTCACCCTTCATTGCCTGGACGGCTGGGGGCTCATGGACCGCTGGACAGCTCGCTATCAAATGCGCTGGAACAAAGACGAAGTCAACCCCAAGTCCGTCTGGCAAATACTGTACCAGATCTTAGCCCGAGTTGGTATCAAGCTCACCAACACTCCGTCCAAGCCCCAGTCCTCCGCCATCAACAACTTCTATACCGACTTCACCATTAACCCTGGCACCAATGGGGATGCTGCTATCAAGAGGCTGCTTTCCTTCGTCCCCGACCAGCTCGTCTTCAGAGGCCAGGAAGCCTTCACCAAGAACCCTTTACCCGCCGAAGCCCCCTCTTACTCCTACGGCGTAGGCGTGGCCGCCCACCCCATCATCTCCGGCCGATACCAGGATGCCGTCACTGGCTCCCGTGCCCGTGCTATTGGCCGAGACGCCGACGCCAACCGCATCGTCCAGGACGCCTTCGATTGGGATTTAATAAAGCAGGGCATAGATATCCTGGAACAAGTGTACGACCCCAACCTCCAGACTGCCACCAGGGCCCAGGAGAGGGCCGATGCCCTCCTAAGGGAGGCGTCATTGCGAGCGGAGCGTGGCAATCTCGTAGTCCCCACCAACGTCGGCCAGGAGCTCCTCGACGTCGTCACCGTCACCGACGCCCGCTGCGGTATCTCTGGGGAGAAATACCGGGTCCAGGGGATTCGAACCCTCTACGACCGCCGTCAGGGACGATACGAGCAGGCTCTAACCTTGGGAGCACCGTGATTTGTTTCCCGTTAGCTAATTAATGCTTGCTTCAAATCATTGAGCCTTGGGGTAAAAGCTTCAACGAGCTCCTGCCGGGCTAGTTGCCATTGGTTGTTAGTTTCGATATTGATAGAATCTACTGCTGCTCCTGAGATTCTCAATTGGTGCAGGGTTTCCCTGTAGTTGCTTTCTAGGTCCTGTCTTATCTTCTGTTCTGCCTCTTCATATTCTTGAACAAGCTGGCCTATTTCT